ATATCACACAGTAGTAGCCCTCTTTCATTACTTCTTTGTCAGTCATTTTCCGCAACTCCTACACTTGGTCAATATGGTAAAAACAGGGCGTTTGCAGTACACGCAATAGCTTGTCATGCTTCCCTCGCTTTCAGCATTGCGTCTGCCAATGCGTATGCACACTCTGCTAGGTCAGCGTCAGGCATCGTCTTTGGTAAATTGCCGCTTGCAAGCAGTCCTTGCATCGCCTTTGCCGCAAAATAGTCCCGCAGTGTCATGCCGTTTTGGTCAATCTCATATTCTTTGGCAATGTCTGAATGTTCAGACTTTATGAGCAGTGCTTTTTGTTTGCCTGGAAATGCTGGTGGGTTGTTCATTTCTTCATACTCCTTGCGCTGTCCATCACTCTCTCCATTGCATCGGAGTAACTCATGCCCAATGCTTTGTTTATCAATGCCAAAGAATCGTCAATGATCTTGTCAAAAGTACCCGGCTCTACTTCTTTGATAACGTTCAGTGTCATCTTGGCATCCTCCAACGCTTCAATGTCGGCGCTGTTTACTTCCCACATCAACTCAATGTCGGCCTCAATTGCGGCGCTGTACGGCTTGATGGGTTTGAGGGGTTGTATCCGATCAAACATTTGTTTCCCAAGGTTGTAGAACTCTTTGTCTTTCCCTGTGTTGTTATCAATAGTCATTGGTAGTCCTTGCATGAATGGTGTTTGGCATCTTCACGGTCTGTCCATGTACCCGTGCAACCCGTGCATTTAAATTCCCTCGCAGTGATTGAAAACTTACCTGTAAGCCGTGGGGTGGGCAGTTCCATCTGCTCGGCATAAACCCTGTCACGCTCATCGGCACGGACAAGTTCTGCAAAGTGTTCAATGTCCCCATGCAAAGTCAACCCGTTGCGTTCAATCAACTTAATAAGGTCTTGGTTCATCGCTTCATCCCCCGGATGTACTGAGCAAAGCTTTGCACCGTATCACGGCCAAACGGCAAAGTGAACTTTGTCTCCAACTCCACAGCCACCTCCTCCAGCGTGTCGTTGCGGTGTAGGTGTACAAACTCTGCGGGGTGTGAGTGGACATCCATGTGTGCGATCTGCTTCTTGCGCCAGCCGCTGGTGTGTTCCCATTGGCCCTGCTTCAAGGCCAACTGCTCAAATGCTTCATCTTCTTCAGTCATTTCTTTTCCCCATTTCCCACAGTTGTGTACGCTTTTAAGTCCCATTGCCTGGGCCACGGCTCGGTCAAGGTCTTTCATCTGTCCCCCCTCTCGTTCTCATCCATCCAAAACCACAAGCGCATCAGTGCCACCAGCACAAGGCCAGCAACCACCACACCTATGAACCCCAAGATAATTGTTGTTGCAATGGTCTCCATCACTCCTCCCCGCACTCATTGAGCGCCGTGTTGGTCAACTCCCTGACTCTCTCCAAGACGTCCTTGGGGTCCGCGTCATGTTTAAAGTGACTGCGGACCACCATCTGAATGTCGACCAGCGCACCAATAGCCTTACCCCCGTAGAGGGCGTGGCGCAAATTGGCCTCGTCCTCCGGATACGTGAATTCAAGTACGGCTTTCATTGTCACGGCTTCTGGTCTGTCACAACACCGTAGGTGCCACGCTTCCACAACGGGAAGCCCCCTTGCTGGGCACCTGCGTTGCGTAGATCAGTGTCTGAGTACCGCTGAAGTGTGAAGCGTGGGTAGCCAGGGCCAACAAAGACCGAGGGGTTGCGGTAGTGCGGTACATAGGTGATGCCGTTGAGTACATACACCGTCTGCATGTGAGTTTCTTCTTTGAGGTCTTTCATCATGCCCCCGCTTTCTCAATGGCGCGGTCAATGTACCACTTGGCCTTCTGCAAGTCTTGCAGTCGGTTGCCTTTGTGGTCGGCGCGAGTGATGTACTTCACGGCATTGCCCAAGTGATACCCCAGTGCCTTCGCTTCAATGAAGTCGATGGTCTCGATTCCACCTATTTTGTAATGGGCAGGATGATTTACCGGATCAGCTTTTGGTTCCTCTATGGCAATCTCAGGGTTCAATAGGGGCTTGTTGCTTGTGAACGCCGCAATCCGCTTGAAGTTCCCTGCGCGGAGTTTTTGCTCAGCGTATTCCTTTGTTGGTATGCCCAACTTGTTCGCAAGAACCACCTCTCTTGGGTTTAACACGACCTTCTTCTGCATCTCCCGCTTCACCATGTACGCAACCTGATACGTGGTTTTGAATTTCTTCGCTACCTCTACAGGCGTGGCATTTGGATTGCCGTTGTAATACTGACGCATCAGAGATGCGCGGGACACTTTTTTCACTTTTTTAGCTGTTGCCATTTTTAGCTCCTTCGTTGTGAACACATGAAACAACCGGGCACCACCCCCGGCAGGTGAAATTGGGCTTTGCGTTCCATACCTTGTTCTCGACGGACGACTGCAACTGCCCAACATCTGAAACCCACGGACCCCACAACTCATCTTGTGCGTCCGAGTGGTAATCAGCCTTTACGAAGTCATCAGCGAACAGGAACATCAAGCCCGCTTTGACTTTCTTAACTTGTGGAAAATGCTTGAAGATGGCCAGTGACAGCACCTCCAACTGTTTGAGATCGGCGTACTTGCTCGACTTGCCCGTCTTATAGTCGATGGTCAGCGCCTTGTCGCCCTGCAAGATGATGATGTCGGCAATGCCACGCCACCACACGCCCTTGTCGAAGAACCCGCACGGCTTGAGATCAGCGGTCAGGCCCAGCTTGTTCTCACACAGCTTGTCCCCCTGCATGTTGCGGATGCTTTCCAAGGCTGGCTCAATCTCTTTGTATTTCTCCGGAACAGGAGTCCCTCTAGCCACGTATTCTTCAGCCACCTTGTGAATCGTGTTCCCAAAGGTGATCGCCTCACTGAGCGGCTCCTTGATGTCCTTCGCCACCTTGAGGTGGTAGTACTTCTTGGGGCACTGCTGGTACAGCGACAAACTGCTGTAAGACCATGTGATATTCGCCATTAACAATCTCCGTAGTTACGAGCCATGCCTGACTCACAATTTAGTGGCAACCCAGCGGCCCAGACCGGGGGTGTCCTCATGCACGCTTCGATGTATCCCCGTGCCGCATCCTTCTCTTCGTCTGGAACGACACAGGCTATGGCGTCGTGGACGGTCAGAACCACGCGATACCGCTTCTCGATCTGAATAATCTGCTCACCAATGATGCAACGGGCAACGGCTTGGCACAGGTTCTCAGCCACCTTGCCACCGTATATCTTGTTGATACCCTGCCGGGTCATGTAGGTGAAGTCCCCGTTTGAGTGGCGGCGCAACTCTGGATAGTTGAGGTGCAGACCGTTCGGTAGGGTGATGCCCGTAAAGGGGGTCAACTCCATGAGGCCAACCATGTCAATCCCCACAACCTTGTTATGAGTCATGAACTCCAGCACCACATTCAGATGGTTCCACCACTTCGCTATGGCGACATTGGTGCCGCGATACCTACGGATGATGTGTTTGCAGGTGTCGATGTCCAGGTCTTTGCCCATGTTCCTCAACTGGGCTTGGAACTTCTCGGCTCCCATCCCGTACCCAGCGCCAAGAACCGTGGTCTTACCAATAAACCGCTGGTCGGGAGTTACCGGGTCTTCCTCAAGAATGCCGTAGATGCTCCTGGCCATGTACGAGTACACATCCTGCTTGCGGGCAAACAGGCCAAGCACATCATGTTGTCCTGCCAGCCATGCCAGCACTCGGGCCTCGATCTGGGACGAGTCACAGTCGATGATGACATGCCCGCGAGGGGCTTCAATACACCGCTTGAGTTTGCCGCCCTCGGCCCCACGGCTGGGCAGATTCTGGAGGTTGACCTTGTCGGAGCCGCCCCACCGCCCGGTGTGCGCGGCGTAGTATTTCAGTGGAATAGGCATGCGCCGTAACGACCCACCAATGTGCCCCCTGCGGGAGATGGCGATAAACCGCTCGGTCCGGGTCTCCTCCAGCGTGGACTTGGCCCCCAGCCGCGCCGCAACCAGGGCTTGCACGATTTCGTTGGGGTGCTCCAGTAGGGCCACAAACTCTGCGTCGCTCTTGGCAAACGCAAAGACCACCTTTTCTGGGTTGGAGGGGCTGACTTTTACCGGGGGCCGGACATACCTACCCAATAACTCTGCAAATTTTGCACTGCTGTTGAGGACTTCTTTGGTGATGTTGGCTTCTTCAAACAGTTTGGCCTTGCGCTCACGCACCCCAGCCAGATGTTGTTCCAGCTTTTCTGTGTTCACCTCCAGCAGGGGGTCGCTGAACATGCGGATGGTGATGTCGATCAACCGCTTCTCAACAACTGGAAAGCCCCGGTCCAACTCTTGGAACAACTTGAAGGTCAACTCAACATCGTTCTTGCAGTACTCGGCGTAGGACGCTAAGTGTTCGGGGGTGAAGTCCTCGCGCCGAAACCCTTTGGCATTGGCCACCTCGGTGCCTTTGACACCCAGGCCGAAGTGCTCAACCAGCTTGGCAAGGCTACCGCCCACCTGTGTGCCGAACATGGCACGAGCCATAGACAGCGTATCCAGCCACGCCTTGGGCTTCTGGCCAAAGACCCAGGTCAGGATGGCCGCGTCAAAGATTGCGTTATGGGCTAATACGAAGTGGTTGGGCCAATCGAAC